CTGCATCTAATACATCATCAACGATATCGGTAGCATCTACATTGGCCACCCCCACCTTGAGGTCTCTATCGGCCTTTCGTATAGTAAGGGTACTGTGAGGGTTGTCTGCATCATTGACTGCTAATCGATTGACATCCGTTTCTTTGTACTTAGGGAAGTTCCCATTAGGGTCAAGAAATCCTATAGTCTGCTTATTGTTCTCAGGGTTTATATTGTCTGCACTCAAATAGTTTGGGACGCCGGGCAAAGTCCCCATGATAATAGGCATCTGAGCATCTGCACCATCTTGAAAGAATCCCATCACCCATGTGCCCTCTACTGCACCAAGAGGAGTTTGCCCTACACCTGATATAGTTGCACTTGTGATAGGGTTCATAGGGTGTGCCCAAGGTAAGTCCTCTGTGGGTAGTTGTGTCAAGTTCGTTGTATGATAGCCCAAGCACCTAACTCTTACACGCCCTAGAAACTTCGGGTCTTGGCGATCCTCAACGACCCCTACGAACCATTGAAAACCATCCTTTCCCATAAAATCTGTCATAATCTTTTCCTTTTTATTCCGAGACCCTGCGGACTTTGTACCACTAGGATTCCGTGTATCCGCTGTATTTAGTTTGTATGCAAACTGTTTGTATATACACTATAATTCATCTGCTGTCAAGCGATAAAACCCCTTAGTTTACAAAGGTTTTATACCTACGCTTTTTTGCTCTTTATCCTGATATATAGGGCATCTTATGGTCATCTTTACATCTACAATCATTACATTCACACATGGCAATGATCGTTTGCCCTGGTGAATCTTCATCTGTTCGTACTGTACAAACATCTCTGCAATGGCATGAATGGCCACAATCGTTACATATTTTGCTTGACATACTATAGATTACCTGTTATAATGAGAGCGAAGAGGATTACTCCTACAATGCCTATACCTACTGCTATAATATCACTTGTATCGTATGTTACTTTAATCGGATAGTCACCTATTGTTTTTGTTTTTTTATTCATACTACTATTTATACTGCGATTATGAGAGGATTGTGCTTGACTATTGTTTGGAAGTCTGTTATAGTGTGTCTAAAAAATTCTCTAATGTCTGTGGGTATGAGAGGTTATTTTTGCCCATTCCTACGAGCCCCACCGTCTGCGATATCCTGTGCGTTTAATTCTATAATTGTGGGTCCTTCTGCGTTTGCGATACCATTGTAAGTGCTTTCTCCATTTGCATATGGTGAATATACTGAATCCTTAACACATTCTAATGCCATGATATAATCATCGGTTGTTACTTTATGTCTTATCTTTGTAATGATATATGCACCTGCATACTGTGGATCGTCTAGTCCATCTTTGTTCTTCTCATCTACAGAGCGAAGTTGAAAGAATATCTTATCACCTGATTGTAGAAACGATTGCCCTTTAACGACTAGGGATAGTGTAGTCCCTGCAATTACCATNTTCTTTTGTGCAATTTCAGCACTATGTAAAGGACCATCTTCTTTTACATCTAAGCCATAGTTACCTGTATCTTCATTATGTAAGAATCTAGTTGTAGGTATAAGAGAAGTCTTAGCTTCTGCATAATCTGATACTGTAAGGTTATCATAGTCAACAGGACTCTCTGTAACTGCGAATTTACTACGATTATAGTCATCAAATTGTTTATCTTGAAAGTCAGCGTGTTTTGTTTCGCCATACTCTAAATGATAATTATAGTCTGTTGTTAGAAATGATTTGTCAAATATATTGTATGCTGTTACTCTATGAGCATATGTTCCTAATGCTGTATTGGCTGCAACATCATGGAAGTTATTTACAAACTTATAACTCTCAACACTTGTATAATCGTGAGTAATTTTGTCTTGGTCAAGTGTTTCATCTGTTATATTCATAGGCATATAACGAAATATCTGTCTTATTTTTCGTGTATGATTACCTTGTTCTACACACATTGATTCCCAACTGCGAAAATGATACCCCTTTGTTGTTTCATAGAAGAAATACCCTGCGCCTTTCTTTGATGTTCCAGATAAAGCTTTCTTTGATAACATAGCAATAGCATTAAGGGGTCGCATATTAGGTATGACTACTTTATCACTATTTCTTGTTTTCTCTACTGTCAACTTCTTACGACTATCAAGACCTGTTTTATCTGCGAATATTTGAGTAACAATTTTATCTATTCTATCATCATACGCTTTATTTACTCTTGTTCTGATGCCACGAAGAAACTCTCTACTTGCAAAATGTAATACATACGACAAGGTACCCTCACTATTTTGTTTTCTGTTCGTAAGTTTATATACATGAAAAGGATTACCTGTTTTTTCTGTAGCATCTACGATATGAGCATCTTCATGTGCGCCAGGTGTTGATAATTTAAATGCTAATCTCTCTTGACCACATATAGGTAGTTTAGATATGATATTCTGTGCGTCAAGTACAACTATAGAGCCTGTCATGGCATTCTTGTATATACTCTCAAAGATATTCAACTCAATAACCATTCCTTTGAAATCTACAGCTTTACCAGCGTGGCTGATTAATATTATATTCGATAAGTTATAATCACCTGCAAATTCAATTTTGTCAGGATGGTCATGATTTGACATTATGTTATCCTTTTATAAGTTCTTCAAATTCTTCTACAAACAAGTTTAAATATTTTCTATCTAGTAGTCTGATAGACCTAAACTTATCTTGTAATCTCTGCTCATACCCTCTGTTAGATACGGATACTGCACCTTCCTCGTCTGAATTACACTCGACTAGGTGTGAGTAGTCATTAGGACCATTTGATGTTGTTCTGCCGCTTTGTGTTGTAATTTCGTAATGATGTATAGCATCTATGTCTGCAAGACCATACTTATCTTCAATAAAGTTCTGAAACTGTGGTTGTGTCATTGGCCATTCATAAAATCTATTTGTTATATTGTTTGTTGTTAATATAACCCAATGATATTCAGGATCACCAAACCATTTGAATGCTACATCTTCAGGTCTCTCACCTTCTTTTACATCATAGTTATCAAATACAAATGCACCTGCTCTAATACCTGAACGAAGTTTTACTCGTCTGAGTATGTCAGGTAATAACTTATATACTTTATCACCCTTCATATCGTAAACTCTTAACGGAAATCTTCTAAAATATGCCATACTAGAAACCCTCTGCTACTCGTTCTTTTGTTAATAGTTCAGTTTCTTTGAATTGTAATGCCATTGTTATTTGTGTAGGTGAACCATCAGCAAATGACCTAACACCCCCTGGTGTATAGTCAACATTACAGCTCTCTAATACACAGGTTGCAATTTTATTATAGAAATGATTTTCTGCTGCATAACCATCACTCATCTGATACATATAATGAATATCAAATGTTGAAGGTAAGGTTAAAAATCTATTTGCTTGTCCTTTAAGTTCAGGTGCCATATGAAATCTAAACATTTGTATAATTTTCTGAACATCATCTCTTTCATCTGTATTTCTTGGGGCAAATGTAAAGTTATATGTAAATGTTCTTAATGCCATTTTATCAAACAATACTTCCATATAAGGATTATCTGCTTGACCAAATGCTTTACCTATTAACTCGTTTGTTCCTTCTGCATCTACCGCTGCTTCTACTACACCTACAGCTGTTTTCTTTAGTCCCTCTTGGGTCATAGTTTTTGCCATACTCACTATAGAATTAGCAGCAGCTGCAAAATCATCTCTTTGCATAGCATCAAATAAGTTAGCCCCACCTGCAGCTGCCATACCAACAATACCTGTTGCAAAACCATTGTAAGCAGCACTCGTACTGTCTTGTACATTAGGTGGTAAGTATAGAGCAATAGAATCTGTTATTCTGCTTGTTGTATTGTGATAGGACGACATACCTGTTGCAACTTGATTTCTACCACCTGAATCAACACCCTTTCTTAAATCTTTCCTATCTGTTGTTAGAATAGTACCTTGTTTAGATATCTCTGCTAGTCTTTGTGCATAAGGAACTCGTTCGGTACCTGTGTTGATTATTGTCTGATCAGGAACTGCTTCTATTGCTGGTTTTACTTGTATTTTACTTGCACCACTACCAAAGTATTCAGCTTCTTGTGCTGGTGTACCAGGTATAATTGTTGTTGATTCAATAATTTGACCATTAGCACCATCGTATTTGTATTTTGTTTTGTTTTGAACATTGACATAGAATAGCATATAATGACCACTTTGCATATCATTTGTAACATCTCTAGGATATGATATATGAGCAAATTGAAATGGATCCTCATTGAATATACTTGTAGGACTATTCTCTGCTAATTCTATAGCAGATTTTCTTAATATAGGTGTGGTTGAACCTGTGTTACCAGGACCACCAAAGATATTAGTTTTTAATCCGTTTAGTGCTGAAAATAAATTGCCCATTGTTTCCCTATAAATACTTGTATAACTATTTATATGAATATGACAGAACGCTCACAGAAATACAAAGGTAAATACAAGCCAGAGAACCCAACTAAGTACATGGGTGATAGTAATAATATCATCTATCGTTCTATGTGGGAGAGAAGGTGTATGAAATACTTTGATATCAACCCTAGCGTATTGCAATGGGCAAGTGAAGAAGTTGTTATACCTTACTACGACAGCATGACCAAAAAGGTGCGTAGATACTTTCCTGATTTTC